TCCAATCTTGAAAGTTAAATCGCCCATTAGTCCAGAGCCTCCTTGTATAAGATATGCAATTCCCGTTTCTTCTCAAAGGGCTGAACTATGGAGATAATCTTGAATATCCGGTCGCCATACTTCACCCTCATTGTGGGTAACAAGCCATCTCGATAACGGATGCGCATCAATCCCTCGACTTCGCTATTGGCCTGCTTCGCCTCGAAGTAGCGTTTACCTAAGTTCGGCTCGATGCTTCCCCAGACAGTAACCCAGGTACTCCAGGACTCCACCCATTCGTCAAAATCATTCTGGGTTTGGCTCGGAATCTCAAAAGTCAATCTATGTCGCAAAAGTCCCGCTCTCATTAAAAGCACCTATCCTGCCATAGTAGAGCCTCAACGCTAAATGGTATCTCTTTGGGGATAGCTCCAGAAGTTGCTACGGCCTCTCTGTTTTCGTACCAATGAGATATGAGTAATAACATTGCCTGCTTTACCTTTTTGGGTACAGCGGTAGCGACACCATAACCGGCAATGAACTCCACGCACACCGCATTGGCTGGCCGTAAAGTAGTTGACGGCCACAAGCATCCAGTATTCAATACTACCCAGCCAGGCTCGCTTTTGGTATCGACAAAGTAATTACTAGGATTGAATGGTGCCTCGGTATCGCTTATGTCATAGTATTTAACAGTTGCCGATTGTAACGGTGGCAAAGGTATTTTAATATAATTCTGAATAGGGAAGGCATCCAGCCACAATTCCCAGGTTTGCGTAATATAACTTCGATTCTGGAAACTCTCACAGTATTGACGCGCACCAGTGATAAATGAATTTAGTAAATCATCTTCCACCGATGTCGAAGCGCCCTTTATCATACTAACCGCAAACTCGCAGGCTGCCACTGCTACCGTAGCCACTACCCTCAGATAATGCCTTGTTCCGGTATATTCCTTCTCTTGAATGGCATTATCGTTTGCTTCCGTTACCTGGGTGAAAGCACCATCGGTTACATCTGTCCAAGTTGTCCCGTTATCGCTATCCTGCAATTTCACATCAACTTTCCCGCCAGCGCCGCAGGTGCCAGCATCCAGATTGACTAAGACGGAATAACCCAATACATCAACCTTTGCCCCTTCCAAGGAATAATCTGCTGCTACATCGTGGCTCCCCAGGACAATGCTTTGCTCAGTCGTAATATCCACAGCAAGGCTAACTGAATCTATCCGTAAATGAGCCTTTACTTCAGCCAGACTAAGTGGCTCGGTTGTGGGAGCAGTTTTTAGTTTTAACGCCATGGTTTCACCTCTTTGATTCCTGTGTATTGTGCCGCTTTGCTTCTTGGATATTATGCCGTTCTGCTACCTGTATATTAGACCTTGAAAACTCAGGTATTGACCTGGGTATTGAAACCCCGAATCTCATCTTCTTTACAATCTGCCCGATTGCGGATAAAGCACCCGTGCCAGTGAATGTTGCAATTCCATACTTTATTCCAACGATAATGCCTTTCGCCGATAAGGTGCCAATACCAGCAAGTGTAGCCTTGCCGATTAGATTAGTTACCGCCGATGCAGTCAGAGTCCCTATACCTGATAAGGTGGCTTTGGCTGTAAATATCCTTCTACCGATAGCACTTAATGAACCTATGCCAGTAAGGGAGGCTTTCCCAATGGCAATAATTACACCCTTGCTTGCTAAAGTTCCCACACCAGAAAGTGCAGCTACGCCATACTTTATTCCGCCAACAATGCCTTTAGCTGCTAGTGTTCCAACGCCAGCTAATATAGCCTTGCCTACAAATATTCCCCGTCCAATAGCCGTTAATGTCCCAATGCCAGATAAAGTAACCTTACCAGCAAATATCCCTCGCCCTATTGCTGCTAGAGTCCCTGTCCCCGATAAAGTGGCTTTAGCATAGCGAAGAAAACTACCAATAGCGGCTAGAGTTCCAGTTCCAGCAAGTGTGGCTGTTCCAATGAATACCCCTCGTCCGATAGTTGCAAGCGTTCCTACCCCTGAAAGTGTAGCAGCCCCATAATGAGTTTCCCCTGCTGCTGTCCACTCAATATGAAGCTTGGCAGATGCAGCCGGATTATTATTATATGCCCTTGAATATAGCCTTCTTAGGATATCAGTATTAGGACGAAATACCATCACAATCGCAGTCGGTGAATAGCTATCAATTACCTCCTGCAATGGAACTTTTAGACTCGGCGTTTGCTGCCAGCCTGTGCCAAAGTCATTGACAATCCAGCTAACCGAGGCAGTCGTTCGTGGTCTACTCGTAACATCATAATCATTTTCAGTGAATCGTGCTGGTGAGGCAGCTTTCTGGAAGTGTAAATTGCCATTAGCAGAATCATAATTCCCCTCATATGTATACAATTGCACATAAGCTACATCTATTGTATCTCCTTTACTGGGTAGTCCAGCACTTACCCAACGATGTGCTCCCCACTTGCGATCGCCAGAAGCAACAGCAGAATAATGGTTAACATAACTAGAACTATCATAAACCGACCCATCATCTTCTGTCTCATGTATATCATCCAATATATGTCCAACTTGAAGGTCTATATCAGGGTCAATATCTATCGGGAAAACTAGTCCTGTGGTATCAAGATTGATGGTAACTTCACTTGCCCCAAAGCTAATTTCGCACTCCCTTTCCTCTTCATTCGCATCCATTGCCATCGGCTTGCGAAGCTCAGCAATGACCTCTCCGTTATGATAAAGAAGCCTTCCCTGCCTAGTGATACCCTGTGTTGTGAATGGAATTGTGATAGAAGTTGGAGCATTAGAGTTCTTGAGTCGAAAGCCAAACTTGATGCCGGCATTATCAAATCTTACGCCCATCAGAGCATTTGGAAAGTCCCAATAGAACCACCTATCCTGTCGTGTTGGTAGCCCCATACTGGCAAATGGCTTCTGGAACTCAATCCAGCAGTCAAGATTAGTGCGGTCGGGATATATCCGTCTTTTACTGTCGTTGGCTATCCTACCAAGGTAAGGAACTTGGGTGAACTTTATAGAGAAGCCATCGGTATCTATGGCTTCAATAGATGGGTCAATATCCTGCCATTCTCCACCATTTTCTCGGAACTGAATAGCACCAATAGAGGCATCAAGGGCCCATCGCTTTCTGCCATCAGCAGTCTTGCCAAGATAGGTTCTCTTGGAATTACAAAGTTCTATCATTCTTCCCCGTTTATCTACGCAACCGTAACATCTAAGTCGCCAGCGTTTATCTTGAAAGTGTCACCGGTATTTACCGTCTTTGAGGCATCAAGGGCTGACCACATTATCATATTGCCGCCACTCACAGCGTCCATTATCGCCACATGAGTTATCTCACCCCAATCGCCTGTTGCAACAGGAAATGTGATGTCCGCTGCGTTTGAGGTTGCTCCACCCGAACCTGCGGCTTCCGATAATCCCGCAAGTTGCCTGGCGTAACTGCCTCCTGAAACCTCCGTGCCACCGCCAGCATCGCTAGGTGCTGCCGTGAATAGTGCTACATAAGCGGCAAACTCTGTCCAGGCCACAGCCCGCATCAAGTTCAGTATTTTGTTTTCGGCATAGTCGGTAAATTCTGCCATATCTTACCTCCTGTTTGTTCTTCTCGGTTTCGCTCGCTTTGTCTTTTTTTTCTTTCGTTTCAACATGGCATTCTCAGGAGCTTCCCTGACAGCCATTTCTATCTCAACTTCTTTCGTCATCTTATATACAGATAAAGAGTCCCCTTCTTGCTGTTTCCAGCAGCGGTGATAGCGATAGTCAATTTGCTACTAGCCACCCCTGCCATAGATGCCTCAGCCACATATTCCGTGTCTGTATCGCTGCGGTTTATCAATGCCCCTAGAGCCACATCTACCGAATCATCATCGTTCACGGCGATGTCATAATTGAGGCTCGGTACGGCCACCCCATCTGGCACAGTGATAGCACCGACCAACTTTCCGCTGTGCGGATAGGTTGTCGTGCCACTGACAGCCCCAGTCGTGTCATCGCTTGTCCAGGCAGCCTTAATCTTCTTAACAGTGGAATGCCTTATTTCCGTAAAAACCATTGCGGATCCTGCCATATTTACCTCCTGTTATTGAGGGGTAGGATCGCTCCTACCCCTCAATAGATTATTTAGGCCGCTTCCATGTAGGCGCCGTCATCAATAGGA